GAGATGGTGCAGAGCGGGTTCCTCGTCCGCCCGCGCACGTTCGTCATCGACCTGGGAATGCAGGACCAACTCGGTTCACTGAAGAAGCACGGCAGCGAGTTCGATATGGATGCTGCCGCGGCACTCATGGACATCGAGCCGGTGACGGAGCGCGTGATCCAAGAGTGGTTCGACCTCGCCAAGGATCGCAAGACGATCGGCTTTGCCACCAACGTGGCGCACGCCAAGCACATGACCGAAGCGTTCGGTGCTGCCGGCGTGGCGGTGGAATGCGTGGACGGCACCACGCCCGAAGCCGTGAGGCGGGCAATATGGCGCCGCTTCAAGACCGGTGAGACGCAGATGGTATGGAATTGCGCCGTGGCGACCGAGGGTTTTGATGAGCCATCGGTGAGCTGCGTGATCCTCAACCGCCCGTCGATGCACAAGGGGACCATGATCCAGATGATTGGCCGCGGGCTTCGCACGATCTCCGAGCCGGACCAATACCCAGGTCTCATCAAGGACGACTGCATCATCATCGATCTCGGATCCAGCCTGCTCAACCATGGCGGGCTGGAGGTGGATGCGGTGATCGACTCGCGGCAGGCGAAGCCCGGCGAGGCGCCCACCAAGGAATGCCCGAAGTGCGATACCATTATTCCGATGGGTTGCCGGACCTGCCCAGCCTGCGCCCACCAATTCCTCACCGAAGACCGCGACGGGCGGGCGCTCGTGGGTGATTTCGTTCTCACCGAGATCGACCTGCTGGAGCTATCGCCCTACCGTTGGGAGACGCTCTGGGACAACCAAGTGGTGATTGCCGACGGGCTCTCCGCCGCAGCCATCCTAGTGAGCTACGCCGGCATCTGGTGGACCTACGGGGTGGTCAAGGGAGAGCGCAACATCCGCCTGCTCAACCGGTCGCACGACAAGATCATGGCGCTCGCCAATGGCGACGACTTCCTCCGCACCCACGGCGATAAATCCGCGGCTAAGAAGAGCAAGCGGTGGCTCAACGAGAGGGCGAGCGAAAAGCAGTGCCAGCTCCTGGGTATCAACCCGATGAGCTTCTCAGCGCCTAACAGATACAAGGCCGCGTGCATGCTCACCTGGAAGTTCAACGAGAAGAAAATCCAATCCAGCATCACGGCGCATGCACATTAAGAAAAAAACCATTGACGAATAAATCAGACATAGCCAACATCCGCCAGACATGAACCTAACCAACCAACTATTTGACAGAAAACCGACCAGCGATCAGGTCGCCATTATGAAGAAGATCCTCTCGCACGCCGAAGGCGTGACGTGGGAGGATATGTTCATCCAGCGCCCCAATCACCGAGCCTCCGCATGGCGCTCGATGATCTTCTTCGTGTTCAACCGATTCCACGGCATCCCGCAGGCCACGCTCGCGTCGTGGTTTGGCATGACAACCCGCTCGGTGTGCCGCGGCGTGAAGGGGATCTCGGATTCCTGCAAAACCAAAGAAGGCGCCCGCTCGATCGTGCCCATCATCGACAAGTTCCGAATCAACTAACACCATGGAAGAAGACATCCTCGAAGAAGCGCTCCGCCTCACCACCGGTGATCGGCAAGCACAATACGGACCACCGGATCAGGACTTCGCGCGCACCGCCAAGATGTGGAGCGCACTGAAGGGCATCGAATTTGAAGCCCGCGACGTGGCGATGTTCATGATCTGCCTGAAGCTGAGCAGGGAAATTCACCAGCGCAAGCGCGACAACGCGGTAGATGGCGCCGGCTATTTCCGCTGCCTCCATATCTGCAATCAAGTTGCGTCAACGAACACCGAACCATGAGCGACAACCACCTACCATCCGACGTGGCACGCTGCAATGGAGAAGGGTCCGACGAAGAAGGCTGGCGCGAAGGATGTGAAGCCTGCCTGCGCAGAACCGCTCCTCGCCCGAACATCGTCACCATGATCGCACCACCACCCATCATCGCATTTGAATGCGAACACCTCATCGAACCATGAACATCACACACCTACTAGAACCGCTGCTCGACAAGTCGATGCAGGAAGCCAACGCCAAGCAGACACCACGCGAATACCTCGGAGCCTCCAGGTGGGGCGAGGAGTGCTCGCGCATGCTCGCCTACGAATACCACAAAGCGCCAACCGACAAGGCAGACCGCTTCTCCGGCAAGATCCTGCGCGTATTCGACATGGGCCACGACGCTGAGAACCGCGTGGCAAATTACCTCATCGGCGCGGGATTCGCCCTCCAGACCACCACTCCCAGCGGCGGGCAATTTGGATTCAAGGTCGCGGGCGGCAAGCTCGCCGGCCATTGCGATGGCGTCATCACCGCGGGGCCGCTCGACCTCCCGTACCCAATCATCTGGGAGAACAAGGGCCTCAATGACAAGAGCTGGAAGGAGACGGCCAAGAAAGGCGTGAAGGAAAGCAAGCCGGTCTATTACGGCCAGCTCCAAACCTACATGGCCTACCTCGACGTGCCCAATGGCTCGCTCTTCACCGCCATCAACCGCAACACCGGCGAAATCTACGCCGAGTTTGTGGAGTTTAATCTTCAAGATGCGCAAGAGCTCTCCGACAAGGCCGCGAGGATCATTCGCACCGAGTCGCCGGAGGAAATGCCGCGCATCTCAGAAAACCCAGCGTTCTTCAAGTGCTGCTTCTGCGACTACCAGCAGAAATGCCACGGACTGATGACCACTCCATCCATCGCCCAACCATCGCAAGAGCTGCCCGCATGGATAACGAACAGGACGTAAGTAAGATCATCGCCAGAATCGACTTGGAGATTTCATATCTCAAGAAGGAGTTAGCAAACACACCCAAAGGGCGAAACATGTACACCCACGCCCAGCTCCTCTTCGCCAAGATCGGGATGCTAAACGAGGCTAAGTCGATCGTTCTCGCCAACCAACACAACAACAACCCGTTTTAATGACTATCAACACACAAAACATCAGCACCTACATCGACACGCTTTTTGCTAACCACATATGGGAGGCGAATGAATACCTAATGATCCGCGGCGTCGGGGAAAAGGGGACCGCCAAGGAAGGTGTGTTTGCCGAAGATACCCCGATCGAGCCGGTCTATCAGAACATCGAAGGCTACGTGGGGCACACAGCAGCGCGATACTCGCAGCACCTGATCGGCACGTTTATCGTGCCGGCCATTCTCTCCGACCGTCAAGCAAAGGAGGATAACGTGAAGCTGTTGCCGGCGGTGGTGCTCGACCTCGATGAGATACCAGCGTGGCAGGCGATAGACTGGCTCAAAGAAGAGATCGGCGAGCCATCGATGATCGTTGGCAGCGGTGGTAAGAACGAGTGGGGGCCAAAGCTCCACGCCTACTACGTGCTGGAGCAACCGCTCCCGCCGTCCGAGGTGGTGCCGATTGCCGTGAGGCTCGCCGAGATGCTCGGCGCCGATCCGTCATTCATGCGTCGCACCCAACCGATCCGCGTGCCTGGCACGCTCCACATGAAGGGCGGTGATACCAAGGCGGTGACGATCGAAAGCTACTCGGACGACTCGTTCACCGTGCGCGAGCTGACTGGGAAGCTATCGGCGGCAACACCATCGCCCTGGGCGAAGGTGAAGCCGCGGCAGTCAACGATCAACTTCTCCCCCATCACATCACAAGACAGTACGGCGCTACTCTCCACGACGATCCGCGAGGGCGGCGTGGACGGCATCACGCGGTGGGATGCGTTCAGCAAGGTGGCGGGACACTACCTCCACGTCATGCGCGGCGGATCCATGGGAGAGACCGAGGCCTACTCAGCCACCTGCGGGTGGGTGGCCGCTAACATGGTGCCGCCATGGCCGGAGGACAGGATCCGCAAGGAATGGCAGGCGCTCCTCGATCGCGAGGTCACGGCACGCGGGCCGATGCCGGAGGTGAGGAAATACGAACCGATCATCCCCAAGGGAGATGATGAGCTCGGCCTGCGCACGTGGGCAGCCCATCGGTGGGTGGTTGAGCCAAAGCCATCTCATGAGTTCCTCGTCGATTCATTCATCATCAAGGGCGAGCCGCACTTGTTTGTGGCTGAAGGCGGCGCTGGAAAGACATTCCTGCTGGCCGACCTCGCGATGAAGCTCGCCGCATGGGAGGAAGGTGACAACCTATCATGGTGCGGGCAGAAGGTGGTGAAGGGCGGAACGTCCGTGCTTGTGCTCTGCGAGGATAGCCAGACCGAGATGCACATCCGGCTGCTGGAGCTCGACAAGAACCGCCTTATCCAGAGGGCCGGCGACAAGCTGATCGTGCTGCCGATGACAAAGATCGGCGGCGCATTCCCGCTCTCCGAGCGCGACCCGAAAACTGGCACCACGCGCTCCAGCCAGAGGTGGGCGGAGATGCTCAAGTTCCTGCGCGAGCTTCCAGACCTGGCGCTGGTGGCAATCGACACGCTCAACTCAGTCTCCCACGGCGACGAGAACTCCGCGGTGGTGATCTCGGAGATGATGCGCGAAGCGCACCGCGTCTGCGGCGAGCTGGGGGCGGCGCTCGTCATCAACCACCACCTTCGGAAATCGAACGAACCAGTGAAGAGCTTGGAGGACCTCAAGGAATCCATCCGCGGATCCACCGCCATCCCATCTTACTTCCGAATCAACTTCGGCATGTTCCGAGCCACCGACTACGACCGTCGGTGCAAGGCCCTCGGCATCAAGCCACACAAGGATGCTGTTTGGCGCATGGGTATCGCGAAGTGCAATATCATGGGGCTTTACAGCGGCGAGAAGACATTGATCCGCGCCAATGGCTGCATGGAGGACAAGACCGAGCAGGATCCATACAACAATGCCAACACCACCGAACGCATGGCCTGGCTTGTGCTGGTTGTGGAGAAGGCTGCTGCTGATGGATTTCCATTCGCTATCGGCAAGGCTGGCGATTCGTGCTACGGGCGCAGGACGCAGCTCCCAGAGGACATCGGAAGACTGGGACCGAAAGAGCTTGGCGCCGTGGTCGATCATGCGCTTCAGGCAAAGCAGATCGTGCAGTGCGCAGCCAAGGGTGGTAATGCCGCGAAGTGGCTCGACGTGCCCACCGGATCATTCGCGCGCAATGACGTTGGTGAGATGCTTTCCAAGGGAAGTTGGAAGGTGCCCGACTGGAACCGCTGGGCATACGACGAGGGGCAAGGCAAATGCGTCTTGAAGGTAGCTGAGCAGGTGATGAAAATTAACGAAAAATAACGTTGACGTAAATCTGTTAGATGCAAAAATTGCACCACTTCACAGCAACATGAAAACACTAACACCATCCCCAAAGGGCATCTATCACAAGCAAACACGACTGCGCTGGCACGCGGTGGCATTCGTCGGTCGCGACGGCGAACCATTCCTCGTCGCGGCAACCACCGCAAAGCGCGCGGCATTCATTGCCAAGGCCCACATTCCTGACATCGAGGACGTGGTAGTAGAGCGCGTTGAAATCCGCAAAGGCACCATCAACCCCAAATCCTAACCCACCCTATGAAAACAACACGAAGACACCCAGGTATATGGGCCGCACTAGCAATCTCGCTTTCATGCTGGTCGGCAATCCTTGCAATGATCTCGCTCTACTGGTCGGCCACGGCGGTAATAACGTTCACCGTTATTGCTGCTTGGCTCGGCGTGATAGCGATCATCGAAGCGCGCGATGCTAAGATACTAATGAACCGCGACGAAGAAGACGAAAAACAACCATAAACGCAACAAACACCATGAGTGAACATTTTGACTGCCCAACATGCTCCATTCCAATGCTGAGCGAGCATGATTACGAATGCGCGACATGCGGGGTGATGGCAAGCGAGCACATCGGCGTCACGTCGATGTGCAAGGTTCTCCGCGCTGTATCAAGCCGTGAGTCATCTCTGCTCGTCGAGAGGGATAAGCTGAAACGCGAACTCGCCGCCGTCACCGAGCAACGCGACAGGTATAAACTAGCTTGCGATAAATACAGCGAGGACGAAAGTTTGTGTAAGTTGCACGAAGTGACAGAGCAACGCGACAGGCTGGCGGAGGCTGGAAAAATACTGGCTGAAGAATACGAAGATCGTCGTTCTCAGTGGGGTGGTGAATATCTTTGGCAAAAGTATGAGGATGCGGAGTCCGTAGATGCTGCTATTGCCGTT